TCTGCTGCACCTGCAACAAAGTCATCCCACAAACCTTCTTCGATTTGCTGTTGTTGTGCTTGACTTTCTTTTCCGTAAGCGTCTGCTTTTTGTATAAGATCTTTGATATCCATAATTAACTTCCTATCGGGCTTTTTGTTTGTTGTTTGTCTGATATGTCCTTGGACTCTCCTGGTTTCACACCTTCTACAGGATCAATAGCTCTTTCTTTACGTGCTACTTCTAATTCCTTTAATAAATCCATTACTCTGTTTGAACCAACTTCAGTCTGAGCAGATTCACCGCCCATGTCTTCTGTGTTTAACAATGCTTCATAAGGTGCATCATCTAAAGGTTCTTGATAGCGTTCTATAGGATCTCCTTCGCCACGTACTATAATATGGCTATGGCTAACACCTGTTTCTGTTGTTAAGTATTGTTCTAATACAAATGCTGTTGCAGGATAATTAACTTCTACGTCATAATGCGTTACTTCCATGTTTTGTAACTGGGGGAAATCTAAAGGTTTTTCTGAAATTGGTGTCTTTTTGCCTGCGCTAATAGACACTATGTCGTATTTTGTCAGTGCTGATTCTAGTTTATCAGCATACCCTTCTGGAAGTTCGCCAGCAATTCTTACTTTAAACTTGTAAGTTTTTTGTGCTTCTGTTAAGTATTCTACAAATTTTCTCATATCGTGTGATCCTATTATATGTTATTTATCCATATTCTTCAGTTTCTCTAGCAAACTATTACGATCTGTAACCACGTAACCTTCACCTTGTACTATATCACCATCAACAGATCCGTCTTTGTCTTGCTTTTCTTTTTTAAGTTGCAACTCAACCATTTTTAATTTTTTATCTAATTTAGCTACTTTTGCATCTAAATTGGTTTTTAACATGTTCCCTGCAACTTCAAAAATTCTACCTGAATAACGGCTTTCAACATTCATTCCTAAATCCATTAGATCTTCGTATGCCTGCATAGATTTTTGAGAAACTTCGTTAAGCTCATTGTCTGCCATTTCTCCTAGGCCTTTAACCTGAGGCAAAGCTGCTGTAATTTTGTCAAGCTCTTGTATACTGCGAGCTGTTTCTTCTTGTTCAACTACCGCTTGTTGTGCTTTGTCAGCATTTCTAGACTCTTCGATAAGCTCTTTGGAGTCTGGCATATTCAATAATTCTTCAAGTTTTTTAGTCATGTGTTCACCGTTAACTACTATTATATTTAGTTAATAACTATATCCTAAGGTTTCTATGTCGGTTTGATACTTTTCAGCTATTATTTCAATACACTCAAAATCTTTGTAATAATCTTTGTAATTTTTTTTGTTTGCAGTCTTGTTTAAGCACATTAGATCTTTATTGCATTTTAATTTTTGTTGGATAATTTTAAAATCTTCTACTAAATTTTCATATCTCATAACATAATCACATCCGTTAGAAAAATCAGTTTGATTAATTATGTCATGATCTATACAAAACTCTTTAAAACCTTTTTCTAACTTTTGTAAAATTTTTGTTTGTGTTTCAATATTAAAATTATCATCATTTAAATAACCAGACAACAATCCCATCTCAATTTCAACTGGTGTATCATACGGCGGATCTTTTAGATACTCTATGACTTTTTTTGTACGAGCAAGGATAAATTCGTATCTGCTTACAATTACATCCCAAGGGTTACGAACAACACAAAATGTATATCCTAAGTCTATTTGATTTTTTAAATCTTTATAGATAGCATGCTTAGGTTGAATAATTTTTCCGGCGACATTTCTTTCTAACCAACGGCTGATACTAATTCCTGCTGCTTTGGGATTATGTAAAAAGGTTGCTTTTATAGGAGACTGAATTGTACAGGTCATTTATTAAGTTCTTGTACCTTGGTGGAATATATCTGTTTCGTTTACTACACGGAAATGTAAACCTTGTTGTTTACACCATCTATTGGCTGCTTCCCATTTGGCTTGATTTAATATATAGCTGGCTTGATTATGTCTGCTACGTCCAACTTTTTCTTTAATAGTTTGATTAGCAGGTTTAACTTCAATAATTTCAACACGCTGTTTACCGTTTTTATCAGCATATGCAATAAAAAAATCTGGTACATAAATTGTATGTTTACCAGTAAGAGGGTTTTTATAAGGAATGCGTACTGCTTCGCTGGCCCATTGGGCTACATTAGGATGTTCGTCGCAAAACCGCATGAATGCAAATTCCCAACTGCTTCTATATGTAGGCGTTTTTCTTCCTACGTATTTTTGTGGATTTTTACAGTTAAATTTACCTTGCGCAAAACGAGCCATAGTATTATACCACTATGTTGCGTTTTTCTAATTTTTCAACCTGCTCTGTGCGTTTGAATCCAAGAGTGCTTGTTTTAGGTCTATTGTAATTTAAAACTTCTGTAACAATACTACTTAATTGAACATCGTCTAACCCTTTTAGCGTATCTAATAATTGGAAAACATTTACACTGTCAATTTTTGCTTGTTGTAATAGCACACTACCAACACTGATTGCTGCTTCATTATCAAATCCTCTTTTGGTAAAAAATCCAACTACAGCATCAACTTGGTTGCTTGGAAAACTTAATTTTTGGTCAAAATATGTATCAAAGAATTCTACAACTTTTTGATCGGATTTTTTTGTAGTTTGTGGTAAGTCGCTCATATTATGTACCTGTTACTTGATTCCTGTAATTTTGCTTTTGACTATCTGGTAATGCTTCATAAGCTGCATTTCTTTCGTTGACTCCACCTGCATTTCCTTGAGATTGAAAATCTTTTCCAAATGCTTGCTTTGCCGCACTTTCGATAGCAGCTGCACTGCTGTTTCTATTTACACTGCTTAAAGCAGATAGTCCTGCGATTGCGGCTGTACCTAAAATTAAATCAGTTGCACCGCCACTACCTCCATTCTTTGGAAATACTGTGTTGCTAACTCCGCTAACATCTACACCTGCCGCTGCTCCAATTGCTCCTTTAAGTAAACTAAATCCTTCTTCTCGTAAGCCTTCTTTGCTGAGATTTCTCACGTTACCAATTAGATTTGCAGCCGCTAATCCTGCTGCAAAAGGATTGTTAAATTTACCTCCACCTTTTGTAATGTAATCGTACAAATCTATACCTGCACCAAATATTCCACCTAAGCCTAGTTGGCCTCCACCTAACAAACTGCCAGGACTAGGTGTAGTGTCGTAGTGTGAAGGATCTCCAAATCCGACAGGATTACCATTTGCACCGGCTTCAACAGACCCTCTATCATACCAAACTGCTTCATATGCTACAGTAATACTATTTTCCATTACACCTGAACCATCACTTGCATCTACATTGTCATGTGACCAATTAGTTATAATTGGATTTACAAGTGTATATGTAGTATAAGTCTTTCTACTCAATTGACTAATTTGAATATTATTAATAAATGGTACTGTTACATTGTTATCTAAACCATATGCATACTTGTTATAGTTAGTTCCAAGATATGTGTTATCACCAGGTTGTGCTTTTTCTTGTGCAGCAAATCTCCTTAGTTCAGTGTTAACAGGATCATTTGCTGTTGCTCTTGTATAGGTTTTGTTATATGCACCAGGATAACTTCCATAGTTACCGTCTGCAAAATAATATCTATAGTATGCTTCTAGAATTGCTGTGGTTACGCCAAAGTTATCATCATGGAATGTAATATTAACTGGATCATAACTAATACTAGTTTGAACATGTTTAACTCTATTATATTTCTTTTTTGTATCAACAGTTGCTGAAAATTTAGGTAAATCGGCTGCTTTTACTAAAAGTCCTATTTCTTGTTTGTGTTTCTCTCCCAGTTCTTTAATATTGTCAAATGCAACTGGATTAAACTGAAAGTGAACATGATAAAGAAATTTAGATTTAGGAGCTAACCTAAATGCATCGTCAACAAATGTTCTACTGGCGTGACGGAAGTCTCCAAGGTTACCTTTTGGAGATAAAGCGCCTCTTGCTAAGTTGTCTAAAAAACCTGTGAACTTTCCCATACTAATATTTATCTTTGGAAATTATCTACGTATATAATAAAAAAGGGGTACTGCAATAGTACCCCTTGAAAGACTAGGAACTTTGTTTTTATTAAGCGCCGCCGCCAGTGACTAGTGTATTCACTGTACGCCCAACTGCTGTACCTATACCTGTACCTTGTGGTGTCTGGATAGCATTGTCGTAACGTATGTTTAGCGTAACTGTTACTGCATCTGAAGTTGCGTATGCTAGTGTGTTGTAGTTTGCACTTTCACAATAACATCCATATAGTTCAAATGTTTCAAGCACGTTTGGTGTGTTTGCACCATTACCACCATCTAGAATTTCAATTCTAGTTGTGAACTTGTAATCAAGTCCTGATGCCGCACTCGACTGTTCAAAGAAATCGAATTGTTTCTGAAGTTGTTCACCAACAAGTTTTTGCACATTGTTGTTTACATCTTCACGTAAGTTAAGTGTAATTGGTTCCCAAGTATGTTTACCTGCCAAGTATACTTTTGAGTTGTAAATGTCTAATGTCATTTGCTCAAAGGATACGTTTGGTCTAGTTACATCAACAACTTGCTTGGTTAATTCTGTTGTCGGAGTTGATGTTCCGAAGTTTTCCAAAGATACCCTAAAACGATATTGTAGTTTGGGCATCAACAGACCTTGGTTTGAAGCTGAATCGCCGCTTGCCAAAGGTACTGTAATTTTTGATAGTGTTGATATTGCCATTTAATTTGCTCCTAATCTATAAGTATTTATCAATCTTACAGTCCTGCTATTTCTCCAGTATTTTTAAGTCTTAGTGGAATGTAAATAAATTCAACTGCTTTAACAGGTTCGATAGCAATGTCTAAGTATAGTTCATTTCTATCAATCCTTGCTGGAGTGTTGTTTGACTCATCACACACTACTAAGAAATCATACAATGCTCTTTGACCTACTAGTTCTAACATTAAACTTTCAGCGGCTTGTTTTATCTCATCACGTGTAATCTTGTCATTTGGTTCAAACAAGTATGGCTTAGCAAGTTGATTTAACTGTGAACGTAGGTAAATTACCAAACGTGCAACGTTAATTCTATCTAAAGAACTTGCTGCTAGTTGTCTTGTTTTCTGTCCAAAAGCAACCAAACCTGCACCAGTAATGAATGTAATTGGGTTAACTGCATTTGCATACAGTGTATCTCTTTGACCTTCATTAAGTGCTATAGATTTAAATTCGCCTTCTGATGTAATGTAACCAGTTGAACTTGCATTTGTAATACCACCACGTCTTGTACCTGCTGGTGCAAACCATGGAAACGATACTTGATCGCTTAGTGCAATAGTTCTCATCATCATATGACTTGGTGGAACAACAACATTGTTACCAAAGTTGTCACTTGTAAATCCACTTGGATAGTAAACTGCTAGATAAGGATCAGTTGTAGTTAAACCGTTATCATTATCCTCTACTGCAAGATTAACATTTGTTGCCCAATTGTTAAGTGCAGTTGCATTAGATTCTAATCTGAATGGAGAATCACCAAGTACAAATGCTGTTAAACCTCTGTCATAGTTTAGTGATTTCATTTCACCAATTAGTTCTGGATAACCTGGGCAAGACATTAAGTTAAAGATACGTGACTCGTTGTCTCTAATATCTTCATTAGAGTTAACTAGTGCTTGTAGAGCTTGTACAACAACTTTACGTTGTGCCTTACGTCCAAATGTACCTGAACCGTCTTGTTGGTTTCCTGACTCTGTTACCCAACGATCTGCGTCATACGCTGCCATTGATTCATCATTATATCTATCGTTGTTACCTGCTGTGTTTATGTAATTTTTTACATATTTCTTAACATTGAATCCACTTCTACGTAGGTTCCAAAGTAACATACCTTTTGGATATAATGCTGGATCTGGAGCATCTGGGTCCATGTAATCACTTGCTAGTAGATCTTCAATGTCTCCTGCTGTATCACTGTTTGCGCCTGCTGTGTTATAACGAGCATCTGCAAAAATAATACCTTCTTCAGAAGTTTGATCACCAGTATCAACAAGTACCCAATTATCTACAGCATTAGCATTTCCTAGTGCTGAGTTATATTTGTATAACTTTGGATAATTTTCTAAGTCGCTTGTGTCAACCCAAAGGTCACCTGTTACAAGAGCTGTACCATCACTTTGTGTTGATGGTGCGCTTGCACTTACTCTTGGTCCTGCTGGATCAGTTGCTTTTGTGGAATCAACATTGTAGTATGGACTTGCTGTAGAACTTTGTCCACTTGCGCCGTCATATTGATAACCAACAAACTCACTTCCGTTGTGTACAAGAATATCTACTTCATCAACAATTGAATTGTACCAAAGTGTACCATCTGCTGTTGTTGCTGTAACTTCTGTATCTTTTGCTGTGTAGAATCCTGATCCTGAATCGTTAACAGGACTCCATAAACTTGCTAGGTAAACTGCTGGACTTGCTGTTGCATCGTCTTCAGTAGTACCTGCTTCGTCAAAACGTGTACCTGCATATGACCCTGGTGCATAGTATAAGTTTGGTATGCCGTTGTTTCCGTCAACAAAAGGAGTAAATCCTGCTGCCGCTAACACACCATCTGTATCAACAAATTTAATTTCTCCACCAAGTGAGTGTGAAATACTTACTTTATTTGTAGCATCTACACTAGCAGTAACATTTGTAATTCCTGCAGAGTTAATTGCTGTTGCTAGTACAGTTGAATCACTAACTGCACCTGTGTACGATGCTGTTACTGTTATAGCTGCTTCAAAAGCCGAAGAACCATTATCTGTAGTTTGTACAGTAAATGATTGACTTCCTGAACTAATTGATCCTGCAATAATTTTGTTTCCAGTAATAACTGTAGGTGCAGCACTTCTTCTGCGCTTTAGTTTAAATGTAGCTAATGGAGGTTGATCTCCTGCAAGGTTTGTTTCGACATATAAATCACCTGCAGATAAACCTGTTCCGCCACCTGAACGATCTAATTCATAAATTGCTTCTTCATTGCTTGAATATAAAGGAGCACTTACAGTTTCCCATAGCTCAGTACTGTTGTTCCATTTTTTAACAACATATTTTGCTCCAAGGTTTGGAGTAGTTGTTTTCAACCAAACACTACCAGATGGTCTGTTGTATGTATCTGCTGTTTTCCATTCAGGTACGTTTGTGTGTTTTGAAATTTGTAATGCTGGTGGATAATATGTACCTGCATCAATACCAAGTTCTCCAAGTCTATCAGTATCTCCGCCAATTAGTATATCTCCGCCAGTAGTTGAGTCTTCTGACGCACTTCCTGTTCCATCACTGTAAATCTCTAATCTTCCGTCTACTGCTGCAGCTGTAACTCCAGTAATAAGTAATCCGTTG